GAGCGTAATTAGCGACATGACTTGCAGGCTTGCGGGATAACTCGAACGACGGGGAGAGGATCGGAAGTAGATGCCCCTCCGGTAATACGGCCGGAGGGATTTTACAACAATAGCTCCATTGTGGTTTTTCGAGCCTTGAAAAAATAGGCCACGGATTTTGTCATATATAATTTTGTGATATGAAAATGATCGCTCACGTGACGGTAGCGAAAGAAGATATTTAAGGGCATTGATTCCAGTTGCAGACCGTCACAATAGGCAACTTCAATCTTTGCCCTTCGCTTTTTACCTTGTCAAGCGAGACTGGTAATAAGCAGGTAGGACGGCATACACCGGGGTTCAAGTCCCCGGCTACCACTTCGGTCAAAATAAAATCCTCAAAGGTAGTGCTTGACCGAGCTACCAATGAGGATAATATTAACTTTTATAACTGCACAAAGTTATGAATAATATTCGAATTTTCCAAAATGAGCAGTTCGGACAAGTAAGAATTGCGATGAATGAGAATGGAGAGCCGTTGTTTTGCTTGGCAGATGTAGCAAAGGCACTTGGTTATAGTAGACCAGCTGACGCTGTTTCACAGCATTGTAAGGGGGTCGCCATTTTACCGACCCCCACTGTAAACCAGTACGGAGCAACGGTTATGCAGGAAATGAAGTATGGCAAAGAAGGAGAAGTGTATCGTTTGACAATGAAATCAAAATTACCAGATGCCGAAAAATTTCAAGATTGGGTATGTGATGAAGTCTTACCTTCTATCCGGAAAACCGGAGGCTACATGATATCCAAACCGGAAGATACTCCAGAGGAACTTATGGCACGTGCTCTTCTAGTCGCTCAAGACGCATTGAGGAGACGTGAGGAGCGGATCGCCAACCTAGAGCAACAAACCGCCCTTCAAAGCAAGGAACTTCAAGACGCTGCCCCAAAGGTCAATTACTACGAGAAGGTATTGCAAAGCACCAGCACGTATAACACCAACCAGATCGCCAAGGAGTTAGGAATGAGCGCCGTCACATTGAACCAAAAGCTGAGAGAGATGGGCGTACAATACAAGCAAGGTGGTCAATGGCTATTGACACACAAGTATCAAGACGAGGACTACACGAGAACAAGGACATATCCATACGTCCAGCGTGACGGAACGCCCGGAACGGCGATGCAAACCGTATGGACGGAAAGAGGACGGGAGTTCATCCACGGTCTTTTTGACCTAAAGAGTACCATCGTGTCCGGGGTGAAGGAATTGTCACGCATATATAACAACATGGACGAACTTGAGAGAAAGGAAGATATATTCAGCGAGCCTTTATATACGGACATGTCTAAGATAGACGCAATGTACGAGGCTTTCCAATCCATTTATTGCAAGTCCAAAATGACCGTGAATGATCGCAAGAAGTTCCTGTTTGTGATAATCTTGTTGTATTGCCCCAAAAAGTTGGCGGGGAAGAAAATGAAAAGCGGATTACGTGATAAGATAGCGAACATCCTACACATGAGACAACATTCCACCCTTTCCAACAACGTGAAAGATCTTGTCAAGGAATATGACTCTGATCCTAATTTCAAGAAAGACGTAAGCAAGGCGTACAATTTCATCACTCAAAATATAACTCCGGATATAAACAATCATCTATTATCCAGATTAGGATGAATGACCTCAAAACCTTAACTATGATACCTGTGAACTATTAAATGATTGATTGAATATGAAAAATATAGTAGAATTATTGCGTATGTCGGAATTTGTTGTCATCTTTGCGATGCGAAACTTTTTTATGGGCATATATCATTGTGCATTTTTATTTGACTCTTATATACTGAAAATATATAGGCAGGCAGTGTCTAAGCTTTATCCCACAGTGTGGCGCATAAAGGAGTTTCGCAGCTTTAGGACACTGGCCTGCCTTTTTTGTTTTACAAATAAATTCATTGCGTAATGCGAAACTCCGATGGATTTTATTTGAACGGGAATAATAGTACCGTACAAGTAACGTTAGCTCACGACACGAGCGAAGTTCAAGTATTCAACTCTCCATTGTTTGGGGATATCCGTGTTATAACAGACGAAAACGGGAATCCGCTTTTCTGCGCATCTGATGTATGTAATCAACTCGGTTACTCAAATGGAAGAAAAGCGGTACAAGATCATGTCGATATAGAGGATGTAACGAAACGTGACACCCTTACAAAAGGAGGATTGCAATCAATGACTTACGTTAATGAAAGCGGCCTTTATGCCTTAATTCTATCAAGCAAAAGACCAGACGCTAAGTCTTATAAAAATTGGGTTACAAAAGATGTTCTACCAACCATTCGCAAAACAGGAGGTTACTACATTCAACACCAATACCCGGTGCCTCAATCCTACGGCGAGGCCCTAATGCTAGCCGCACAACAACAGATGCAAATAGAGGAGCAACAGAAGAGGATAGAGCAAAAGCAAGAGGAGATAACGGAATTGAGAGCGGAGAACGTAGAGCTACAGAAGCAAAGCGAGTACACCCGTGTTATCTTGCAAAGCAAGCAAACAGTACTGGTCACCCAGATAGCGCAAGATTACGGGATGAGCGCAAGAAGGTTCAACGCCTTACTTCGTGATCTTGGCATACAGCACAAGGTTCGCAACCAATGGATTTTGTACGGTAAATACTTGAATAAAGGGTATGTTCACAGCGTCACCCACAACTACACTCACACAAACGGGAATCCCGATGTTAGCCTCAATACGGAATGGACACAAAAGGGACGTCTATTTCTGTATGAGGAATTAAAGATACATGGGATAATGCCACTCATAGAAAAAGGGAAGGCTAATTAATCCATTATTTAATGACGTATGACCAATATTACGCCTTTTCGTATAACATTAAATTCATGAGGAACAACGTATGAAAGACATAAACACGATACTAAACGAAATGCTTTTAACGTCCCAAAGGGATAAGAAGGCGATGGAGCGATTCAACCGGCAATCCTTGAAAATGGAGAGGCTTATCGACGAGCTGGAGAGGGCTTGCGGATTTAGCGGCACCAAGCCCAAGCCACATATGACCGTGTCGGTATACAACAACGGGAGGTCAAAGCCGGGAAGATTCGACCTCCGATCTTTAAATACGCATCTTTTAGCGCAATAGGACGAAGAGCCGTCTAGCCAATAAGGGGCGGACGGCTCTTCACTTATCCCCTTGACGTTGGATCAGGTTCCTCGAACTTAACGGATAGCCTACTATTCAACCTGTTCCGATCCAAGGCGAAGCTTGATGATCTCTTATGGACAAGGGTAAATGTCATATCAAGATCCGGAACACGCAATACGACCTTGCCTTGTTGAAGGACAGCCACGAACGCCTTATAATTCAGCATATATTCCTCTTGCGTATCCCCGTGTATGTTGAACGTAAGGGTAAGATCCCGGCTATCCACCTTGGGATTATTGAACACGACCCTCTTCCCGTTTTCCAACCGGCTCTCGTTCTCTATGAAATCCTTGTTTCCCGCTGGGGTTAGCAAAGTCTGGATAAAACCCTCTCCCATGGCGACACGATACGTGCCCCATGCGTCATTCCCGTTAATATATAGATCCCCTAACATAATATCCTTGCCGTTCCGTCGTTAATAATCTCCACCTCGCATCCCCCGATATTGACAAGCAATATCACGGAGTAGTTCCCGGCCTCTATCTTGGCCTTGCCCCCGTGCATCAAGATCACCTTATGCACCCTCGTGTTATCGTCATAACTCAAATACGCCACGGTATTACCTATCACACCTACGTTTGTTTTATTGTGAAGCTCAATTAGATCACGATCCACGTATATCCCGTAGGAAGCTATGTTTTTAGCCATGCCTCTAAATAAATCCAACGAAGGATAATTATTCTCCTCGCAAAACTCCCGCCCTTGCGGGGAAAAAAACAGCCAACATAGGCTCTTCCAGTCAGTGGCCTTGCCAGATTCACTGCAAGCCCCTAGCGAAATAGCCCGTCTCGTTATATCTCCAACATTCATACTACATGTTTTTAGTGTTAGTCTCTATACTTGTCAATTTATCCACCGCTTTTTTCAATTGTATCACGGTATTGGCGGTATTATCATTGATCTGCTGTAACTCTATATAGATACTGGCGATCATCGTCCTAGTCTCATCCGCCACGTCATACAACGAGGCTATCTTTACAGATATCACGTCCATACTGGCCTTTATATACAAGAGGCTCAAGAATTGCTCGGAGCCTTGCAGGAACAACAGTATCTCCTCCCCTGTCATTTGCAGGGCGGTGAAACGGCCATTTAACTCATCGGCGCTATCTTGAGACATCTTCTCGAAACCTCCGGATGTAGCGGTCTGCTCATATTTATCATTCTTATCCTCTTGGAAGTACTTGCTTGACGTATCGAAGACCTTCTGGGCCTCAGCGTCCATTTTTTCCTTCAACTTGTTCAACTCCGCTTCTTCCCAAGGCGAAACGATACCATCGGACATATAATCGGCCAGTTTCTTCATGAATTCCTCTACGGAAGGGGATAATTTCTTCTTCAAGAACTCAATGATAGCCGTCTTGATCAAATTTTGGACAATCTTAGTCGAAGCCTCTGCCGCATCAGTTCCTGTAGCCCACGCCTCCGAATACGCTTGGGCGAACTCGTCAATAGCGGACATGACATCGGTTCCTGTTATAGCCTCTACAGCTTTCTCCTTATTGTCCTGCAATTGAGCGTTGATATCCTCCAATTGCTTTTGCCAATCCTTGATCCGGTCATCGTCGGTCTTTTTCTTGTTCCTTTCCTCCTCGATCTGTTGTTGGATGATCACTTTTTGCTGCTCTAGCAATTTATTTTGCTGGTTTATGAGCTTAGAAGCGTCCGTAGAATAAGCCTTTTCTATGGAACGGCCTAGCTTCTCATACGAGGCATCCAACACATCGATCTGGTCTTGTAATCTCTGTATACGTTTCTCGTTCTTTTTGTCATGGATCTTAGCGATAGAGGACGCTAGAGAGGTCACTACCCCAATAGCAGCACCAGCGGATGCCCCTATAGGGCCAAACATCGCACCCGCTTGCGCACCCTGCATAGCGGAATTTACAGCGTCCATTGCCATATTTAAACCTTCCGCTATGTCATTAAAAGCACCTCCGAACGAATCACCAAGTTTTCCAAAGGTATTTGACAAGAATTGAACAGAGGTCATAACTTCATTTACACCCTCATTAATGAGCTGTAATGATTCCGTCAGTTTTTTGGGGTCGTCACCAGCGGCAAAGAATCGCCTCACTCCTTCTGTCACCTTGTCAAAAGCGGGTCGCAACTCATCGACCTTCTCGTTGGTGCTCTCAACGCTTTTCCCTGCCCTATCCATTATTTCAGGCATATCAGACCAAAGATCGAATTGTTCCTGCGTTATACCTAATCCCTTGCCTTTTGATTCATCCCATTCTCCGGACTTAAGAAACTCCAAGGCCTCTTTTCCCTTGGTGGATATCTCTATCAACTCCTTTAGAGTCTTGTCCTTCATGTCTCCAAAAAGAGCGATTATGGCATTGGCGGTATTGCCACTTTTTATCTCAAGGTCGGAAAGCTGCTTATCCCATTCCTTCCCGAGTATCAATTTCTCCCCCTCGGTCTCGGCAAACGCTATTTTTTGCCCGTATTCGGCGGCGAGTGCCATTTTTTTGTCTTGATAAGTGCCATATTCCTTAAGGTAATCATTCATGGCTTTACGTTGAGCCTCGATCTGCTCGTTCTCTACTTCCTGCGTAGATCGCATACGGGTAGCCTGAGCCTGTGTAATGGCAGTTTTTATTTCAACCGTTTGTTCTTGCGTGAGTTTTCCCCCTTGAGCCTCACGCCACTCTTTCTCCCTCTTACGGATAGCCTCTATTTCACGATCGTAATCATATTCTATTTGGGCGATACTCTTATCGGAGCCTTCCTCCATCAAATCAATCCGAGATTGTTCATTACGACGTTGAAGTTCGAGCAGTTCGTTATTTATTCTTTCTTGAATCTTCTTTTGTTCCTTTGCTTGTCGTTCGTATTCTTTTTGGGCAGTCATATTCTGCTTATCATAAGAATCATATATCTTTAATTGCTTTGTAGCCTCTTGAATGTTAGCTTTAGCCTCTTTATACCTTTCTACTACCTCTTTGTCTATCCCTTCAAATTTACCCGTGTCAAGTAATTTTTTTTGATCTGCGGCAATAGAGTTAAGGAAAGATTCAGCCTGAGACTTCATTGTTTCATAATACTTCTTATTCTCAATTACAGCTTGATCTGCTTGCTCCTTATTAAAAAAAGGATTGAATTTCTTTTGAATATCAGATATTTGTTGATTTGAATCATACACAGATCTCACATAATCTTCCAAATTATCATAAAAATCACTAGGAAGTTTACTTGCTCCTACCTCTGATTGTATTTTAGCTGAAACACCTTGCCATGCCTTTTGCCAAGATTGTCCCGCTAATCGAAAGTCTTCCGTGAGACCTTCTACCGTATTCATTATCTCAATGGCAAAACTATCTCCTCCCAATTTTTCAGAGGCAATAGAACGCATCTCATTCAAAGCATTAGCTTGTTTGTCTATGGATTTTTCAAGCACATCATTTATAGCTTCAGTTTTCGCTTTTAATGCTGCATTTTCAATTAAAGCTTTGTTGACAATTTTATAAGCAGCTTCCAACTCTTTAAGAGAAGCTTGCTCCGAAAGCAGGTAAGGCAAATATTCTGCATATACTTTATTTATCTCTTGAATGGCTTTCGCTCGTCCTTGCGTGCCTTCTGTAGTTCGCTTGACTGTATCAAATAACAATTTGGCATCAGCTTGACCTTTCCCTACCAAGTTATTAAATTCTTTCAATGACTCATTCAACCTCTTTTGTGCCGTATCAGCCCCCAATAAATTCTTCGTCCATTCGATAATATCCTTCCCATAGACAGATAAAAGCGTTATCGCCGCAACCAAGGCCGTTTGCCAACTGAAAATAGATGTTATCAACTGCTTCCAGACTGGAGCCACTTTTGCCACGTCATTATTTCCTGCCGCTACAGCCATCTTGAACGCCTTATACTCCGCAGCGGCTTTCTTCAGCTCATCGGCAAGCATCGGCAAGTTATTGGATATAGCCAAAAAGAATGTATTCCAGCCAACAGCAAGGGAAGGCAACTCCCTTGCGACCTGTTGAACCGACACGCTCAATCCGTTCCAACTACTGGCGTAATTGCCGACGTTCCGTTGATATCGTCCGGTAGCTTGCTCCGCCGAACTAATCTCCGTATTCAAGGCCTGTATCTGTTTTTGCAGGTTAGTCCCTATGGTCGATTTCCTATCCGTAGCGGAAAGGCGGTCATACTCGGCATTAAGCAACGACAATTGCTTTCTCAACGCTACAAGGGAATCCGAGGCGGCTCCCTCGATCTTGATATTGTCCGAATATTCCTTCCTTAGCCTCTTCAGGGCCTCGTTCTCTAAAGCGTGCTGCCGGGTCTTCTCCTTCAGGTCGGTTAATATATTAGATCCCTTCTGGGAATTTTTATCCGCATCCGAGAGAGACAAGTAAGACTTATTGAGTTTTTTGATCTCGTCACTTAGGCCTTTAACCTTTAGTTGTTGCTCGACAAACACATCGGTAGCGTTATTCAATTCTTCTGTTATCTGACGAGCCCCATCAATAATACCATTAGAGACCTTAAGCTGCTCTATTACCCTTTGATAATTCTGCATCTGCTGCTCATAGTCCTTTAGTTTCCGTGTCGCCTCCTCGTATTTCCGGTTTAAATCGTCAAACCCCTTGGTATCTGTAGATACATCGAAATCCTTCAAGGCGGATTTCAACTCCTCCACCTCCTTTCGAAGATTTATAAGTTTCTGTAGATCGGCATCGACCTCGAAGTTTAGTTTAGCCATTAATCACCCTCCTTTCCCTTTCGGTTCAACAAATCACGCCCGGTTCTCTCCACGATCAAATCACCGGTAACGCTATGCAATATATCCTTCTGCATGATCAGAAGGTTTCGATATGGTATTTTATAAACCACGTCCTCATAAGACAATCCCAACGATTCCATGAACGTGGCCACTTGTCCTAGCATGGTCTCATTACCTGTTACCTTGGTGTCGCCGCCATTCTTGCCACGCTCTCGGCTAAGGCGGCACAGACGAAAAAATCCTCTGCGGATATGAATTTAACGACAGTCTCCAACGCCTCCCTTAGCTCATGGAGGGTAGCCCCATCGATCTCCTTGTACATATCAGCGCTTCCAAAAACGAACACAGACAATCCCTTTAATATATTTTCCAGATCGTTCCTCACCTTTTCAAGATCCTCCTTGCCCGATGTTGTCTTATCAATAAGAGATAGGTATTGTATACCTTTGCAAATCGTCGCTATTGTAGGAGGACTTACCTTATACGCCTTCCCCCCTAGGACCACGACCTTGAAATCCTCTCCTAGGACAGCGTCAGCCACTAAACTAGCACCCTTGTTCATGTCACGTAAAAAAATTAGAATTAAACAAAAACGGGGACGAACGGAAAATACCGCCGTCCCCGTTCCTATAAGACATATTACATTCAATCCTTCAAGGATTTTCCTTCCACGTCAAACCAATACTCTGAAGCTATTGTCGTGGATGATTTCAGCGGGGTGGCGGACATCGACAAACCAACGGCCCCATCCGTGGAAGCCCCACGACCCACAAGATTCGCCTTAGGGAAAATGATAGCCACGTCATCATTGGTAATAGCGACGATACATTTATATCGTTGCTCGCCGGCGTTGCCACGTTCCCATCCCTTATCCGTATCCAAGGGCTTACCGCCCATAAGCTCGGCCTTGGTAGCGAAGTCATATGCCCCGATCACCCAATTCAAGCTCTGTGATCCTGCCTCAAACGATGACCGATATGTCTGGCCGGTCAACTCATCCTTGTATTCTGTTAACGTACCGTCCTCCTCGGTATATTCATAAGTCCCTTGATGGACGATTTGAACATCCTTGAAAGCCGTAAATAACGTCTCCAAGCTCTCGTATGTGGGTGCAGCAACCAGAGGCTCCCCATAAAGTATCCTTTTTACGCCTATAGCAGAAATTGTTCTTCCCATATTACAATACTATTACATTTAAAACTTTAAATAATACTCTCACATTAACGTAGTGACATTTAAGATCCCTGTTAACCTCAATTCTAGTAGTGTCTACCTCGTAGGTATAAGGAGTGCCATCAAACACCGAGGTGTCCTTGAACACCTCCATGGACATACGTTCCAGCTTATTCATCCTGTCCAAATCAGGCGTTCCTTCCTCGTCCAGATCAGGGACGGCTATATTGACATGAACGAATCCCACCTTCCATGTAATTCCCGGCTCCGAGGAATTCGAGTGTACGGTAACCCTCTCCTCCTCAAGCTTACCTGTAGGCGTATCATCCTCCTTGTACACCCCGGTAACACCAAGTTCCAAGGCTTTCTTATATAAGATTGTCTGTATGTCCGTGCTTACTATCATTGTAACATAGCTATTACTTTAGCCTCGGCAGTATCTATCACGTTTAGCTTATGGATATCATTCACATAGCTAGCGTAATCCATTCCCGCCACGACAATCAATGTCACTCCCTTTGTATGCTTAGAAGCCAGATCCCTAGCGTAACTAAGCCCTTGCCTGCTCCCCTCGCTTCCATCCCCGGACTTTCCTTTAGCCCAGAACTGGACCGTCTTTTGGGATCTGGTCGTGAAAAAAACCTTCTCATAATTTTCCCCACGTCCATCTATCCTCTTAAACCCGCCTTCCTTTACGATCTTACCGTCCATTGATATGACATATCCCAATGAACTCCTCAAGTTTCCGGTAATATCGTTATATTTACCTTCTTGAACGGCGGTCTCATAAGCGGATTGCCCGAGTTGGGCAAGAAAGGCAAACACCTCACGATAGATCTCCAAGATGAAATCATCCACATCAGACAAATCATAACTTAACTTTATTATTCCAGCCATATTTGCCCGTAATTTAGATAATCCGTGAGCATCGGGTTGATAACAACGCCACTACCACGGATACTACCATCTTGGTTCAATACTCTCACGATATCCCCGGCATCAATCTTGATCTTATCTGTCACGACACGATATTTGTAATCAAAGGCTACGCCATTTACCGTATATACCCGATCGGCGCTCTTATCATAGCATTTACATCGTCCCAGTCTCTCCCATAACTCACCACCAGTCCCGGGAACAGGATTGCCATTGTCATCGTGATCATATTCCTTGACAACCTTTCGTTCTAATATGTGAGGAGCGTATATCATAGCAATCTAACCGTAGCCTTTTCATTTAACTCGTCCTTTATCCCATTCTTTTTGCAAAGGAAGGAATAGTAAGATTTAACACCATTGATATCCCAAGCCACAGAGAACCCGCTTTCATTGACAGACGTAGCTCTCAATAGTAAAGATGGAATAAACCTAGCGATCGCCACAGAAACTCTAACATGGCAATCCTTGCACATCTCATCCTCTCCACTGACCTCAGCATTCAAACATATGTCCAAAAGGTCAGCTTCCGATAAATCGATACCGAAAGCTTGGAACCTTTGTCTTATGTAGTCATTTACCGTCATACAGCGTTCATTGTATCTAAGTCAATGATCACGATCTTATTTGGAGATGTATACTCCGGAATCCATTCCGCTCCGTATTCCATAAATCGACCCTCATCTGTACGGACATTAGAGATATACATACCTCCCTCTGAACGGGTATAGCTTTTGCCCGGCACAGGATCGGTTATCTCATATGGAGTATGCCATCTCATCTTGCCTTGCTTCGGTGTCGTGAACAGTGATATGCGGTTATCCTTAAACACTTGCTTGAAGCCTCCATCCGGTAATTCCACCAAATCCTCATTAATAACGATAGAAGGAAGCCCCAAACCTTGGAAGATAGTCGTGGCCATCTCGCTGGACATCAATCCAGAGGATAGTTGTACTTCTTTTTGGGCGAAGGATTGTTTATAAAATTCACCAAAATCGGACGATCCTACGATAGAATTGATGAATGTCTTCCGTGACATCTCCATAGATAGGAAAATACCAAATTTAGTCCTCAACTCCACAACCTGATCCATAAGGTACTTTACGAAATGAGACTTATCCGAGGTTTGAGGAGTTATTTTATGAACAGGCAAAACCATGTCCAACAACTCTATTCCTTGAGGATTATCATCGACTTTTACGGAAGCCTTTCCGTCGGAGCGCAAATCACCATCCACGATATCCATGCGCTTATGAGGAGCAAGGAGAACCTGTCTTATATCATCTACAATATAAGCGATAATATCGTCCAATACGGTTCGCTGATCTTGCGTTCTTGAGGTATTGAATTTGTTAACAAGCTCTTGTAGCATATCCAAACGATCATTATCCATCTGATAACGATCTCCTAAATAAGCAACCTCCCCATACCCTGATCCAAGGGATTTACGCTCTCTCAATGGCTTATTTGAGTTCCGATCAATAATAGAACCCGCAGTAACGCCTGTTACCGTACCTAGATAGGTCTTAAACACCCTAGATTTAGTCTCCTCAAAATCAAGATGTTTTTTCCAGAAAATAGTATCTAGGCGAAGCGCTTGCACCCTGTCAATGACTGCCTTTACAATATTAGGGTCATTCAATAATGTTTGAATTGTCAAATACATAAATCCTCCTTCCTTAATACGTGAACATAAATCTATCACCCAATGACTCTTTGTCTTTATCCGAGATAGGGACAATCAGTCGGGTAGGCCTAATCTCATAGGCTTGTCCCACGGCTGTGATAGTGGCCCCTTCCTCAACTTTCGTCCAAGCGTAGTTCAGTGCCATAGCCATGGCCTTAGGAGTTTTCCCAGCATCGGATGAAGCCTCAAACAACACCGCATCTTTTTTAGCCGCCAATGTGGGTGAGGCCGCCAATGTTATCGTGTCATATTCCAGTCCCGACTTATCAATAGCCTCTACGGTACCACCATTAGTTCCATTTCCCAAATGCATTCCTACGTAAGCCAATGAATTCTTATTTATTTTCAAAGAAGTTCCACCAGCTATAATTTCTTCGGCTACTGTCACGTTAATGACAGCTTTTGCCGTTCTAGTTTTAAAATCTAGTACCAAGGGGGTACAAGGAGGAATATTCTTAACCCCCGATAGGTTAGATATATCCAAATTAAAACCGCCTGAATATCGATATACCGTATCATAACGGCACATCTCCGGCATATTAGGCTCAATCGGATTTAAATCATACTTAACACCTGCCGACATAATTTTATACCTTAAAATTTAACTTTGTTTCTTTATCTCTTCTGTACCTTTATTGATAAGATTCGCAATATCGTCAGAGTTCTTCTCTTCAGAGACACCGATCTCCGGAGATTTTACGCCCGCTAATCCTGCATTGACAAATGTCTGCTTAGCGTCTTTCATAAAAACATCCAAGTCTGCATCTTGTGCGACTTTCAATATAGGGATGAGCGTTTCGGGAATGCCATACTCCTTCGCCTTAGCAAGAACTTGCTCTTGACGTGTAGCCTGAACTTTTTCCGCCTCAAGCAGAGTAAGCTTATCGGAAAGGGGTTTTACAGCAGCATTTACCGCTTCAACCACCAATCTTGCGAGATCAGGCTTTTCATCTGTTTTTTCTTCTGGATTAACTCCCGTTTTATTGGCCTTAGCTTTCAGTTCATCCAGTTCTTTCTTATAGTCCGAACCCTCTTTTCGTACTCTATCGAAATTCTGCTGGAAAGACCTTAAAGCTGCTTCCTGCCCCTGAATAACAGTTGCGAGGTTCTCATCATTTACAAGCCCAGTTGCTGCCAAAGACTCAGCATACCCCTGAAGCACCTCTTCGCTTACACCATACTTCGAGGAAAAAGTTTGTTTTAAGCTCTGAAAAATCTTTTCTTTCATACCGTATGAATTTTGTTTAAAATATTTGGGATAAAAGTAGCTGGAGTATATAATAGAATAAAATACCGAGAGGCATGGTATACAACAATGAACTCATTGTTGCAAATTAATGATCATCATCACCATCACCGCTATTCTCTTCCTCTATTTCTTTAAGTACCTCATCCACCCTTTCCGCATTACCGGCAAATAGAATGCCTTCTCTCCTACTCCAGATCTTTCCGTTTATTGCATTAGTAGCCGTATAAACCCTCTCATCTATATCATCGATCATATACGGAACCAGATCAACATCTATGTCTATTGTTTGTGACGCTTTCATAAATTGACTGGGATTGATATCTCCCATTGCTGATGCTAAAAAATTAACCCTTCTCTGGAAAAACTCCCCTATTATCTCCGCATGGTTCGAAACCGCCATATGAGCCCCCATAAAGATATATCTAAAAGCCTTTCCTGATACGGCATTGCCTATACCTTTCAACTCTTGGGGAGAAATACGAGGTGTATTGGTCATATCATAGGCTCTATTACTCAGTCCCTCAAGCTCTAGACGAACAGTGTCCGGGACTTGATTCCATGTTAAATATTGAGCGTTAGCCCCCGGTCCCGTAAGTTGAATCATACGATTTTTCCTCTTCCCAGTGAAGTTTTCTATGTCTCCGAACAACATCAAGTAAGGGAAGAAATGATAGTCTATACAATCGGCGTAATTAGATAAAACCTTCTCTATTCTCACACGCAATGGCTTGATCTTATGGCAGTAAGTTTCAGAACGATAGCAATACATTACCGGAAGTTTTGAGAATAGATGTCTAAAGGATGATTCCCTCTTCTCTTGCCATGCATCACTATTCTCCCATTGATATACATGAGTGGATGTTATCGTCTGGAAACATATTATCTCATTATCATCCAAATCCTTTTTTTTATACTCTCTTGAGAAAGCGACCAAATCGTTTGAATCATCAAAAAATGGATATAATTTATCTCCTCTGAAAGGAGACCATATAACACTCCTCAATTTATAAGAAGGAAATACGTTCCCTGAAAAAACCATCTTGATCTTATTCCTTAGCTTAGTCCAAAATGAATCGTCTTCCACGACATACCAATATTCCGCACATTCTTGTTCCGACAGCCAAGATCGCACCTCCCGTTTGTTTTGGTACTTGATCTTGTTTTTCTTCAAGGTCTGCTGAATAGCCGCAAAAAGAGCCTTTTCCGCATCGTTAGAAGGGGTACAGTCCATTTTAGGCTCTATTCCTACGGTAAACGCCGTTTGAATATTTGTTATATCCTGCTCAAGAGGAATAGATATACGATTACAAGGCTCAGTATGTTTCTTGGCTGGAATTTCTATATATTCACCGGTTTCGTGATTATAAGCTTTCCCCTCTTTCTC